AAAGTCAAATAGACTTGGTAATAGACTTGTAGTCATGTGTAGTGCTCCTTAGTTAAGCGAGTTAATCAAAAATTGCGGTCTCATTGAGCCCCGCACCATTAGTATACTATTATTTATACAACTTGTCAATAGTCCTGTGTTTTCTTACCAATATTATATTTTGGTACTAATTGCCAGTCATCCTTCTCTTTATGTGAAAGAATCTTAATTTGACTGAGGAATATGGGTGGTGGATTTTCAATCTGTTGTTTTCGGACAACAGTTACCAGGTTCCAATCTTCCAATAGCTTTATTATGGCATTCCTACGGGACAAGTCGTTTTCGGTAATATCGGTTGGTTTACCATCTAAGGCAAATAATTCTTTGAAGTGGACAATATAATATTGACCTCTTTTGTGTAGTATATGACACGATTGGAATAAGGTTTGGTCTTTTTTTGAAGCCACTCCAATGCGTGTTAATGTTTCTCTGACTTTGAGGAAATCATCATTCTCATTCAAAGTTACTTCAACTAAATCAGTAATATTAATCATATTCCGCCTTTATCTGTTCTTCTTTTTATTTCAGCGATTTGGTCATCATTAAGAATTCGTAAAGCTTCTTTAGCCTTCTGGTTAGAATAACCAAAGTAGGTCTTTACGCAATCTATGTTCTTATCGGTCTCTGTTTTCTGCCACGGTTGAAATTTCCGTTTCATTGACCTGATGGTATTTAGAAGATATTGATATTGAAGGTCTTTTTCCAACTCTGGATAAAGGTTCATCTCGTTGGCATATAGAACACAATCCATATGATATGACAAGGCACGATTGACCACAAAAGGTGTATAGTCTTTTGCATCAATGTCATCATGTATTACAGACTTCTTGGTTTGAAGTATTGAGGGAATAATCTCTTTGAACAAGTCAGGCATATTAATATCCTGATACGGTATACTTTTGTAACTCAGCCATTTCTTGTTCAGTCATTTTTCTAACTGGCTTTAAAGCTTCTTGTTCTCTATCAATTAGAATCATATTACGACCATCTTTGGTTATATAGTTTCTTGTTTTAAAGTTTTTTGGTTCTACTCTAAAAATCCATCCAGCCCACTTATCTTGATGCCGTGGAGGTGGTACCGAAACAAAATAAAGAACATCAACTGACCTACATTTGTTTAATTGATTTGGTTTAAATGTAAAAGCGTTTTGCATAATAAAAGGTACTTGAGTTTTGACTTCAACTTTTTTATCATTAACTAACAAATCTTTTTCTGAATCAAATTTATCAACAGAAGTTTTAATTCTACAACCTTCTTCACTCAGCATATTAATGATAATTTTCTCTCCGGCTAAACCGAGTTCATTCATCATTTCTTCTTTGGTCATGTTTTTCATTTGAACTCACAATCTACCATGATTTCAGTTAGACAAGCGATGAGATTAATTTCGGAGTCAGCAACAAAGGCTGCTTGATATTGATACTTAGCAAGAACCAAAACCAACTGTGGAACAGATTGTGGTTTTAACGATTCATATAAACTGTCGTATAGTTTACGGAAGATTCTGGCTGGGTCGTTGTCGAGATTGTTGGTGACCCATTTCCTGGCGGCCGCAAAGTCTTTTTCTTTGAGAGCTCGAAGTAAATCAGCAAGTTGTATATCACTAACACTAGAAAGAATACCTTTGTCAATTGTACCAGCAACCGAATATCGTTGAAGTTCATTAAGAATTCTACGATTATCCGGAAAGTGTTTCGTGATAATAGCGGCGACCACTTCTTTGTCGTATGTAACTCCTTCTTGCTGAAGGATGTTTTCAACTCGTTTAAAGAATTGTGCAGCCAGTTTTGGTTTAGAACCATTGATTTTAAAATCGATAACAGAACAACGGGAGTGAATCGGATCAATGATACGATTTTTGAAATTGCAAGTGAAAATGAATGAGCAGTTTGAGGCAAATTCTTCAATGGCTCCCCGTAGAGCAGGTTGAGTTGAATTTGGATTAAGATAATCAGCCTCATCAATGATGATAACTTTTCTGCCGCCCATAAGAGAAACTGATGAAGCATAGTTTTTAATTTTGTTGCGAAGGACATCAATGCCAGACTCGTCAGAACCATTGATGATAATGTAATCGCAACCAACCTCATTACACAATGCTTTAGCAACTGTTGTTTTTCCAACACCTGCCGTACCAGATAAAAGAAGATTTGGTATCTCTTTTCTCTTGACGAACTCCTGAAAAGTTTCCTTGATGCCATCTGGAAGAACACAATCTTCTATTCTAGCTGGTCGATACTTCTCGACCCACAATAAATGTTCCATTTCACATACCTCATAATAAAATATACAACTAAAATACTACTCAATTTGTCCCTGAAGGACACCAACAACATCAATTTGTGATTCTTCTACAACAATATTACCATTCGTTAATCCAACAACAGTTTTACCTTTCATTTCACCATCAGGTAAAACAAATACAATCATAACAAACTTTGGATTAATGGCAACTTTTTGTTGATTGGTTGCATCAGTAAAATATACTAGCATAATTATCCTTCAAATTTAGATTCTTTAGATTCTGTTGCAATCCAGTATTGAATGTCAACGGACTTGTTTTTAAACGAGGCAAGGCCTTTTGATGAAATTTCAACATCATAGGCACCAGGAATCATTTTAAGATTTTCAGTTAAGAATACCATCTTAAATTTCTTTCCGTTACCACTACCTACTTCAATGTGATTTGTGTGAGCAGAATCATCTTTTGCATTAAAGGTTGTCAAAACAATTTTATCATCTTTTGACAATACAGCAATGTGTGGAGATTGTAGAACAGAAGCACTCTTTAATAAATCAGCCAAATCTTCTTTGGCCAAAGAAAAAGCAATGTCAACTGATGGTAAAGAAAGTTCTTTGTCTGGTGCCGTGACAATCATTTCTTTGACTGTCTTACGATAAGTGGTCGACTTTTTTGGACCAAATTTGAAAATCACATTCTTATCATCAAAATCGATTTCCGTATTATCGAACATCGAATGAACCGAAAGAAACTGATTCAAATCATAAACACAAAAGTCTTGTGGGAACTCATCCTTTAAAGATGCTTTGGCAAGAACAGTTTTGCCAGAGGACATGGTACGAATTGTATTGCCTTTTTTAAATTCCATACCAGAATTAATTGAGGCAAAGTTTTTTAATACATCAAGTGTATCTTTTGATAATTTCATTTAAATCTCCATCATGTAAAATTTAATAATACTACATTCAAAAACATTTGTCAAGTTATTCTTTGGAATACTTAACATCATGTTCATACAAAAACATCAAACAACACATGGCATGAGCCAAATGATGTTTGCCTGATTCAGGATCAGTAATTTCTCCTTCTTTCCAAGCCCATAAATGCCGTTGCATGGCATCAAAATATCTACGCTTAGAATCAGGAACAAATTTCCAATTATCAGGTTCATACTTCTCTGCACCAAAGGTGAGAATTTCTACTGTTGCTTTGAGTGCAAGTGGAGGAATTAAACCATACTGTAATTTGCCCCCATCAAACTTCCGGCCACCAGTGGTTACATTTTGTGAAGCTTTTACAACATCAACAAAATTAACAGGAGCGGTTATTTTTGAGGTAATTTCCATTACATTTCTCCGACAAAATTAGCAACAGCTGGCATATCTCCTTGAAAGTGATATGTGCCAATATGTGATGTTTTCATCCAAGGACACAACCAAATTGAACCACCCATCTTACGCCACATCTGACAGAACATATAATCTTCTGACAGGTAACGATCTGAGCCGCCACCAGTGATTGAATCTTTCGTATCAATGACCGTATCAAAGAAAGCATGAATGTATCGTGAACCATCAAAATTAGCTTGGCCAACATGGTCTGGTTTGTAACGGATTGTTGGATACTGTGCAGTCATTTTTTCAAATACCTCACGGCGAATCATCATGAATCCAGTGCCAATCTCTAATACTTCAAGTGGTTCTGTAACCGAGAATTGTGCGGTACCTTTAACTGGATTAAAAACATAATCACCAGTAACTTTTTCTAAGGTTTGGGCTTCAATGTCTGGTTTTTTTTCTACAGCTCTTTTTACTGATTTCCACTTAATCGCTTTCTTGGGATAAGGTCCTCCTACAACTTCTTTGTCAAGTGCCAGTAGAGCAATAACATCTTGTGGATTAAATGAGATATCCGAATCAAGAAACAACATATGAGTACACCCAGAACGGTGAATAAATTCATCAACCAAATAGTTTCTTGCACGAGTAATTAGTGATTCATTGAAAAGAAATGAAAATTTAATCTGTACACCATATTGTAAACATAGCCCCTGTAAATCAAGGCAGGCTTTCATGTAGAGACCGTGATTCATGCCGCCATACATTGGTGTGGCGACAAATAGACTCTTTTTTTGTAATTCTTCTTTTTTAATTGAAATTTCCATTTGTTCTCCGAAAAATAAAAAAAAGGGAGTTACGTTATTAAACGAACTCCCTGATAAGCAATAGCTTAGTTGAAACTATAACCAGCAGACAATGCTGCACGAACCATAGCTTTGGTTGGTTTACCCATACGATAGGCACGAACTTTTGTACCATCACCACGGCGAACTGTGTTGGTGTAAATGCAGTGACCTTCTTGGCGTAACTCGTCAACACGAGCAGATACGTTTTGAATACCAAAACGTGCACGAGCTTGTGATACAGTTAAAGTGTTGTAACCTTCAGATTTGCTCAAGTAATTGAGGATCTTTTGTTTAGCGGATAATTGCTTCTTCATATAAAACTCCATAGTAAGTTAATAAAATAACCTTGCTTGTTGCAAGTATTCACATCATAACATTATATATGTGTGTGTGTCAAGTATATTTGTGGTATACTTTTTTATCTGCCAACTTGTGGCAGATATTTGGCCTTGGTTTCTTCCCAAGATATTTTGATTAGGTCGTTATAGAAAAGTGTTTCATATGAAACATTGTTCTTTTTCTGTAATTGCCTAATTCGACCTTTGGCATATTTTGTTTTCCAAATGTTTGCCAAAGATTCTTCACTGGTATCAAACGACTTTACCAGTTTATCTTCTGTAATTTCTTTGCGGAGAAATTCATTAGTATTATTATAGAGAGGACTAAAATAGATACCTCTCTGATGTTCGGTACGAATCAATTCTTTTGGTATTTGTAGCTTAGAATAAGCAAAATTCAATGAACGATTTTTGTGGTCACGTTTGAGTGGCAAGCCTTGTGTATTCTTGGCTTCCCACCATTCAAAATATTTACGAGTATGATTCTCTTTAATCCAATCAAATACAATTCTTTTGGTTGCTCTAGATGGTTCAAATGCAACTGAGCCTGATGAGAATCCCATTGGTGTCCAATGTTCAAGTCCATCATATTGTGATAGGCCGCCTGCTTTTGTTTTGCCATACAATGATGTTGTGGTAACTCCAGCAAGAACATCACCATATTGCCGTTTCCAATCTTTCTGAACTGTATCAGATAAACACATTAAAGCAAGCAATTTACCACCCATGTAATTAAAACCTAGTGGTTGTAACGGAACGATGGTGGATCCAATCGCTGTGTGATTAATCATGTGTTGCTGTGTCTTAACATCTCTTGACCATCCGATTGCGTTATCTCTAGGAGTCAAGTCCAGGAAGTCTGAGGAAATACAGATAACACCAAGATACTTGCCTGTAACTTCATCGGTAAGAATGTAGAATAGATTACGGCCAATATTAGAATTGTTTTTCATTGTAGATGAGAATGTGCGAATGGCATTCCATCTTTCTGCTTCAGGTCCATTTGATAGAACCATAATTGGTTTTAGTTTTTCAAAATCATCAGGTTCTTGTGGCATCCAGAATTTAGATTTAACATCATTAATCATTTCTTCTTGTTCAGGATTAACCATTTGAATTTCATCACCAAATAGTGTAGATACCTCATGAACAGGATATCTTTCTTTTACTTCACACCATTTTTGGTATAAAGTATATTCACGAACATCCATTTGAGAAGCGTATGTTAAATCCTCAACGAGGACTTTTTTCATATGTTCTTCATCAATGTGTTCAAAACCATCGGCAGGATTTTTATCTTGCCAATCTTGCCATTGTTTTTCTACAAACTCAATAGGTGTTGCCATTATTTTTTAATCTTCGCCAAGTTTTTTTGCATTTTCTTAACCATCTTAAACATTTTATCTCGCTTCTTCATAGCCATTTCAAATGCTAGAGGTTTTACACGACTAGTATACACTATTCCATTCATATGGTCAAGCTCGTGTAGGAAACAACGAGCAGATATACCAGTTAATTTGGTATTTCTAATTTGACCATTAAAGTCTTGGTATTCAACCATAATCTCTTTTGGCCTACTAATCTTTAATGTAAGTAATGGATAAGAAAGGCAACCTTCATCCATCAATGCCATTTCATCTGATAAAGAAATAACTTTTGGATTAAAGAATGCCACATATTCATCACCAGCACCCATCACAAATACTCTATGTTTAAATCCACATTGATTGGCAGATAAACCATAACCTTTATGTTTTTTACAAGTTTCTACCAATGTGGACGCAAACTCATTTGGATTTACAGGAGGATTACTGAAATCAAATTCAGGTAAAACCTCATGAAGAACTGGATGATTTTCTGGTATCAATGCAAAAGTTTTCACCTCATACATAACCGGTTCATTTTTTAAAGCTGCTTTTGTATCAAATATAATTGTATCGCTCATTTTTCTACCTGACTAAAATTGTTAACTTTTTTGAATTTAATAATTGACCTAAATTTATCAAACAACTGGTCACCCTTATGAGATATGACAAAGATGTTTGTATCGTTACCCATTTCGTGAATCAACTTCAGAAACTCCTCTGTACCAACACCATCTAATGATGAATCAAACACTTCATCAAGTATCAACAGATTAGTATTGGTAGAATTCTTTAATTTGGCTATTTGGCGCCATGTAAACAATAGTGCTAAGTCAATACGCATCTTCTCACCTTCTGAAAAATTGGCATAACTAAACTCATCACGGTGCCTTGATTTAATTGTTTCTTCAAATGATTCATTGATATTGAAGTTCACAAAGAAATCCATGGCCGTCAAATACTTATTAATTAGTTTATTCATGATAGGCAAGTATTGACGAATAATTTTGGTCTTGATGCCAGTATCTTTTAGTAAATTACCGGCAAATTCATAATATTGTTTCTCACTAGCCAGTTCTTCTTGCTTGGTAATCAAAGCAGCCAGTTCTGTTTTAAGTTCTTTTAACTTGTCATTTTCTTCTTCTAGGTTATCTTTACGATTGGATAACTCATTAATTTCATTTTGTAATTTACTAATAAAACTATTCACGGCTATAATGGTAGAG